AATAATTTCTATAAGTAGAGGTAAAACAATTATTTATAGAAATAGTAGATACGCCAGAAGGACTTGCAGAAGTTAGAGAAACTGGTGAAACTGCATCAACTACTTATTTATACAGTCCTCAAGCATCTGTTGAAACGACATTCACTACAAATGCTGCATCTTTAGGCGCTAGTGCTTCGGCTTTTTTAACTGGTGGAGGAAGTATGACAGTTACAACTGCTTATGATGGATTGACTTTATATGTAAATTCAGGAACATTTACAGGAACAATTAGAGTATATGGAGTGGCAAATTCATAATGACTAAACCAACAATTTTAATAGTAGATGCCGAATCAGGCACAGAAACTGTAAGAGAAATGAATAATGCCGAGTTTGCACAATACGAAGCAGACCAAGCCGAAGCGCAAGCCCAAATTGTCAAAGCCGAAGCAAAGGCGCAAGCCAAAGCCGAAGCCGAAGCCAAATTAGCAAAGTTAGGATTGACCGCTGATGATCTTAGGGCTTTAGGTTTGTAATAAATCTAAACAATGTGGCAACTGTAAGAGAACTTACCAGCCCTAATGGTTGGCCGGCTAGTGAGGATCGCAAGGCATTAGGTATTGAAACCTTTACAGTGCCAGGCACAAAGATTAAGTTTGCATGTGCCAAAGCCGTTGCACCAATCCTGGTAAGTTTTGCTAAGGATTTTCATGAGTTAGTTGAGCGAATAGATGAAGGCCAATTAGATGATTGGGGTTATGCCTTTAGGCAAACCCGGGGATCAGATAAAGTTTTAAGTAACCACGCATCAGGTACAGCCATTGATCTAAATGCAATTAAACATCCGTTGGGCAAGTCAAATACATTTAATAAGCATCAGCGTAATACAATTAACCTACTCATAACTAAATATGGTTTGACCTGGGGTGGCAATTACAAACGGCGTAAAGATGATATGCATTTTGAAATTGCGTTAGATCAAAATGAAGTTAAACAAAAAATAAAAGAGTTAGGATTAAAATGAAGTTAGATAAGAAGAAAAAAGAGATTCTAAAGTCTTACCTAAGAAGCGTTGCCGCCGCAACTATTACAACTGCATTGGCTTTGGTTGCCGATTGGTCGCCTGAGTATGCCGTTCTTGCAGGCGCAATTGTCGCACCATTAGCACGCTATTTTGATCCGGCAGATGATAAGTTTGGCATCAATAGTAAATGACTATGAACGATTGGATGGCATTAGCGGTATCAACTGTAACAATTGTTGGATCGCTAGTTGCATCAGTGCGTTGGCTAGTAAAGCACTATCTGAGTGAGTTAAAGCCTGACAATAATGGCCGGCATAATTTAGAAGGCCGGGTATCACGCATTGAAGAAAAAATAGACACGCTTTACCAAATACTGATTTCAAAGAATTAGTCAGCCTAATCCCCTACCCTATGGCCATGAAGATGTGCGTGGTTGTACCCAGTAGGGGCAGGCCTGAAAATGCGGATCGGCTGGCCAAAGCCTTTATAGATACTAATACAGAAGCCGATCTTTATTTTATTGTAGATAATGATGATCCGCGTTGGGTGGAATATACAAACCATGACCGATACAAAGTTCTACCAGCGGATAATAAAACAGGTGGTTGTGCCGCTTCTCTTAATACCGGTGCAGTTATGCTTTTGGATATTACTAAGTTTCCTTTTTATGATTATTTTGTTTTCATGGGTGATGATCACTTACCTAGAACCGAAGGCTGGGATAAAGCCTTTATGGAAGCGTTAGCACATAACACCGGAATTGTTTATGGTGATGATTTATTGCAAGGTGCTAACTTGCCAACAGCCTTTGGTATGAGCCGGGATTTGGTAAATGAACTACGCGGTATGACATTTCCAGGTTGCATACATTTATTTTTTGATAATTTTGTAAAACAATTAGGTATTGACCTGGATTATCTAAAGTATTTACCTGATGTAGTTATTGAACATCTACATCCAGTAGCAGGTAAGGCCGAAATGGATGAAGGCTATGCCAGGGTTAATCAACCTAAATGGTATGAGCAAGATTTATTAACACTACAAAGATATTTTGCTAGTGCTGAGTATGCAGAATTAGTAAGAAAATTTAGATGAACATTTTAATTACTGGCTCACATGGATTTGTTGGCCGTGCCTTTAGGCGTGCATTGCCTTATGCCAATCTAACTTTGGTTGATCTAAAGGCAGGTGTTGATTGCCGTAAGTTCTTTCAGTTAGAGAAAAAACAATATGATCTAGTCATACATCTAGCCGCAATAGTTGGTGGCCGTATGACAATTGAAAATGAGCCGTTGGCTTTAGCAATTGATTTAGCCATTGATGCTGAGTTTGCTACTTGGGCTATGCGAACAGAACAGCCTTATGTTGTGTACTTTTCATCATCTGCCGCTTACCCAGTTGAGTTACAAACATTGGCCAAGAAGAAGAAGTTAAAAGAAAAAGATATTAACTTCAATAAAATCGGCAAGCCGGATATGACCTACGGCTGGACAAAACTTACCGGTGAAATGCTAATGAATTACTTGCGTGAAGAAGGCACAAAGGTATTAACCCTTAGACCATTTAGCGGTTATGGTACTGATCAAGATTTAGATTATCCTTTCCCATCAATTATTCAGCGTGCAATACTAAACGCCAACCCATTTAACATTTGGGGTAAGGCAACTACTACCCGGGATTTTATACACATTGATGATGTAGTTGATGCGGTTGTAGAGATGGTGAAAAATGAGTGTAATCAAACAGTTAATTTATGTACCGGCAGGCCTACAACATTTTTAGAGTTAGCCAAGATTGCAATGAAAACCCTGGGATATGAAAAAACATCTGCCAATAGATTTAAGATATTGACCGATAAGCCGGCAGGTGTGGCCTATCGGGTAGGTGATCCAACCATGATGAGCGATTACTACACGCCAAAAATTAGCCTAGAAGAAGGCGTTGAGCGTGCTATTCGCGGAATAGTATGATCTAAAATTAGGCTTACTATGGCTACTAATAAACCCCGAAAAGTACCTAAGCGTAAGCGGCGCACGCCACGCAAGGCTGATGCGTTGAACAAATTAGAAAATCATTACATCACACTTAATGAGATGTACCGCGCCGCTAAATCGGCCGGTTTTTCAGATGAAGTTGCATTTTGGCTAATAACTGAGCCGGGTGCATCTTTGCCTGATTGGGTCAATCCTGCACACAAACCAAATGAGATCATTCCCCGAATTGATCCAACAGAAGATGAGGATGAAGATTAAGCGCGATAAAACCTTTAACGCAAAATATCTTGTGGTGTCAGATTTACAAGTACCATTTCAATTTACAGAAGCCATAGTCAATCTTAAAAAGTTGGTTAAGGCTTTTAAGTTTGACCTGGTACTTAATGTTGGTGATGAAATGGATTTTAATACCATCAGTAGGTTCAGTGAAGGCCGGGCAGAATCTTTTATGCAGACCCTTAATGAAGATCGGGCAACTTGCCAGGATATTTTGTATGATCTAAAAACAGATGTGGTTAGTAGATCAAACCATTCAGATCGCTTATACAAAGCGGTAGCCAGGATTCCAGGATTGATGAACCTGCCGGAATTGCAGTATGCCAAATTTATGAATTTTGATGATCTAGGAATTTATTACGCGAAGCAGGCTTACCCGATCCCTGGCACTAACTTAGTTCTTTGTCATGGGGATGAAGGCACAATCTCTAGGGCAGGCGGCGGCACGGCGTTGAACATAGCAAAAAGGTGGGGTCGCGGAGTAGTGTCAGGGCATACTCATAGGATGGGCTATCAATGCCATTCAGAGGCCTTTAATGGCCGTTTAGAGCGTGTTTTAGTAGGGGTTGAGTGTGGTCATACTTGCGACATGAAAAAGATGGCTTATTTGGGCATTAGAGGCTATGCAAACTGGCAGGCAGGCGCGGTCATCATACACATCAAGCGCGGCAATGTAAGCGTGGAGATGATTCCATTTAACGCTGATGGGTCATTTACCGCTATGGGTAAGGCCTTTGGGTGATGTAGATCACATGACATACCCCTATGGGATATTGCATTTGTCAGTGGGCTAGTGTTTAATTGCATTTACAAACGCAATTGACCGGAAGGGGTTAATTATGAAAAACAGTACAGTAACAAAGGCAAAACTAATGTATTGCCAAGATAGGGCAATTTATCAATTGGAAGATAATTTTTATCAATACGAAAATTATCCACAAAAATTTGTAACAATA